GGTCAGCGTGCGGCGGCCTTCTTCCCGGCCTTCTTGAACGCCTTGGCGAGCTTGTCGATGGTCTCGACTCCCGCCGAGTGCTTCCCGGTCTCGATGCGTGAGATCGTCTCCTGGCGGACGCCGGCGAGGTTGGCGAGGTCCTGCTGGGAGAGGCCCAGTTCCCGGCGCTGCCGGATGATGTCGCGGGCGATGGAGACGCGAGCGTACTCCACCGCGGGCATGTTCCCGTCTTTGTCGGCCTGTGGGAACGCGGGAAGGCCATCATCCACGGAAGCCCGACCTGCGGCCTTGGTCAGGTCGTTGTAGTCGCGCTCGGTCATCACCACCAACCTCGCTCCGTCGATCTCGATTGTCTGAGTCCTCAACATGCTGCACCTTTCTGACCCCTTGGCCGATTCACTCGTAGAAACCGTCTCGATGCCCGACCTTCACGACCGTCACGATGTAGATCACGGGTTCCCCCTCCGCCTTCACCGTGAACTGAACGCGGTAGTCGCCGGTGCGAACCCGGTACTGCCCCGCGAGTTCGCCCCGAAGCGGCTTGGCCCCGCTGACCTGCGGCCACTTCGCAAGCCGCTCGAACACGACCTTCATGCGCTCCTTGATCCGCTCGGGAAGCGACTCGAACTGCTCGCGGGCCTCGGCGGTGATGAGCACGGTTGCCATGACATGATTATGACACGGCTATGATGCGTTGTCAAGGTATATGCGCGAATTCCGCGCTGATTTTCTAAGGGCGACCGGAGCGGGTAGTATCGCCCAAGCCGCCGTGGACCGGCCGGCGAGTCAGAAGGCAATGGCGGACGTGATATGGCCTGCCGGGCTGCCGCAAGCCCCCCAGGTCGCCAGGTACAGCCAGGTCGATCAGGACCGCACCGTCCGCACGTCGATGGACGTGGGGCCGGCCAAGGTACGCCGCCGCGCCACGGCCGCCATCGAGACGTGCGAAATCGAGCTCAGCCTCACCCGCGCCCAGGTTGCCACCCTCAAGACGTTCTTCCGCGACTCGGTCTTCGCGGGCGCCGTTCCGTTCGAGTGGAAACACCACGAGACGGGCAACCAGATCGACTACCGCTTCACCGGCCCGCCGACCTTCACGCCGCGGGCTTCGCGGCAGGCCGGCACCGAGTACTGGACCGCCGCGTTCCAACTGGAGGCGATGCCGGGGACGGAGATCACCGTCATTCCGCCGCCGGACCCGCCGCCGCCGGAACCAGGCGAGCCGCCCGCTCTCTTCACCGAAGAGCCCGAGCCGGGCGCCAACGCCCGCATGGAATCGGACCTGCAGCCGTGGGCGGTCATGTACTTCGACGAACCAGACGTCATCACGCCGGCCCCAGATGACGAACCGCTGGTCTTCGTCAGCGACCCGTTCCCCGAGGAGGAGAACCTGGCGATGGCGATCATCGGCGTGGACGCCGACGCCAGCGGGGCCTCGGGGTCGATTTCCGACGCGGGCACGGTCAACGGCGGAGTGTCCTGACCACCTCACCCCCTCACCACACAGGAGCAGCAATGGGAACCAAGATCATCGTCTCAACCAACACCGACATCGCCTGCGGAGCAGCGTCTCCCAAGACGGTCCTGGGCTACAAGGCCCCCACCGGCATCGCGGCCCGAGTCCTGCGTTACGGCGTCTCGTTCGACGGCACGAGCAGCACCGACGCCCGCGCCACGATCGACTTCCAGAAGAAGCCCTCCTCCGCGGGCACGGCGACGGACATCTCTACCGAGATCGCCACGGCGTCTGGTCTGACGACCTCGCTGGGCAACGCCTACCAGAACTACTCGGCCGAGCCTGGGAGCGACGCGAGCACCCGCGTCCTTCGTCCCCACCGGATGGCCCCCACCGGCCCCTTCGAGACGCTCGCCGGGATTGACCTCGGCCCGGCCGAGCAGATCGGCCTGCGGGTCTACGGGGCCAGCGGCAAGACCTGCCGGGCCTGGATGGAAGTGGAACTGGGCTGAACCAGGTTGATCACGCGGTCATGACCAGTCAGGACCAATGCCCCGCACTCTCTCCACCACCGCCCGCCGCGCCCTCTACGCCCAGGAAACCGGCGAGGTGTTCCTGTTGCTCCTGGCGATCAGCCACCCATCGCTCCCCGAGCCGATCCGGGTGGTGAACAACAACCAGGACGTGGTGAGCGGCGGGATCACCTACCAGCGGTTCCCTTTCGAGCTCGCCCTCCCAAACGACTCGGATGAGGCGCCGCCCACCGTCACCCTCCGCATCGCCAACGCCGATCGGCAGATCGTCCAGGCGGTCAGGAGCCTCGCCGGCGAGGCGATGACGGTGGAACTGTCGGTCATCCTGGCGAGCAGCCCCGACACCATCGAGGCGGGGCCGTACCGCTTCACCCTCCGGGACGTCTCGTACGACGCGGCGATCGTGGAGGGGACACTGCGGTTCGAGGATGTCCTGAACGAGCCGTTCCCTGCGGACTCCTTCACCCCGGCCCGCTTTCCAGGTTTGTTCTGACCCGCACCCATGGCGCGACTGACCGACGACATCCCCGCCTGGGCCGGCAGGTACATCGGCATCCCGTTCGGTGAGAATGGCCGGGATCGCGCCGGCGTGGACTGCTGGGGGCTGCTCCGGCTTGTGTACGCCGAGCGGTACGGCATCTACCTCCCGTCCCACCACGACGGTTACCAGGGCACGGAGGATCGGCCAGGCGTGGCGGCGGTGCTGGGGGCCGAGTTGGACGAGGGGGGGAACTGGCGGCCCGTCCTGGGCCATCCAGGGGCCGGCGTTGAGGTCGGCGACGCGATGCTCTTCCGCGCCGGGGCGAGCGACCTGTGGCATGTGGGCGTGGCGATCGCCCGCGGCAAGATGCTCCACTGCCGGCGCGGGAGCGACTCCTGTATCGAAAGGTGGGACGAGGGCATCTGGACGCCGCGGTTCCACGGAGCGTTCCGCTTCGCGGGGCCGGTGCGAATGGCCGGGCGGGTGTCGCCGCTCAAGCCGGCCATCCTCCAGGTCACACTCCCCGCCGGCGGGACGATCACCGACATGCTCGCCGCCGCGGCGGTCCAGCCCTCGCCGTTCCTGCGGATCTGGATCGGGGACCAGGAGATCGGTCGCCAGCACTGGGCCCGCGTGCGGCCAAAGCCGGGCCGGATGGTGACGGTCGCCGCGGTCCCGGCGGGCGGTGGCAACGGCAAGGCCCTGCGGATCGTGCTGATGGTGGCCGTCGTCGCGCTGAGCATCATCGCTCCGTACGCGGCCCCGGCCGCGTGGGGACTGGTGGGGGCGACGGGCACGCTGACCATGACCGGGGCGCTGGTCGCCGCCGGCATCACGCTCGCCGGCACGCTCGCCATCAACGCCCTTATCCCGCCGCCAAGCCCGCGGCTGAGCGACAATGGCCCTCAGCAGAACAGCCCGACGATCACGGGCGGTCGCAATGAGACCAGGCTCTTCGGCGTGGTCCCGGTCATCCTGGGCGAACACCGGATGGCCCCGCTCTACGGCGCCAAGCCGTACACCGAGATCGTCGGGGACGACCAGTACCTGCGTCTGCTCTTCGCGGTCGGGTACGGACCCGTCGAGCTCAGCGACCTCAAGATCGGCGAGACGCCGCTGGAGGAGTTCGAGGGCGTAGAGGTCGAGACCAGGGAGGGCCGGCCCGGCGACGCCCCGCTGACGCTCTATCCCGGCACCGTGCTGGAGGATGCCAACGCCATCCTGCTGGAGCAGGCCGCGGGGTGGACCGTCCGAACCAGCGAGGCCAACGCGAACGAACTCTCGGTGGATGTCACCTTCCCCCAGGGCGTGGTTCGGTTCGCTTCCAACGGAGACCGCGAGGAACTGATCGTCAGCCTCGAGGTCGAGTACGCCCCGGCCGGGAGCGGGCAATGGAGGTCCGTCAACGGCGCCTCGCCGGACTTCACCCGCGGCCTGGACTACCTGTTCAGGACGCCGGAGGTTCGTCGGGGCGGGAGTCTCGCCCACGTGGGGTCCATCGCCTGGGGGGCGGGGTTCGCCAACGCGAGGCCGGCCTACCTGCCCGCGGGTGGAGGGTGGTCGTGGCGAGCGAGCGGGTATGTCTACGCGCCGGTCGTCGGCACGTACCAGTTCGGGCTCGACTGCTCGGACGCCGGCGATCTCTTCGTCGATGACCAGATGGTGGCAAGCTGGTACGGCACGCACGCGACGGCCGGGGGCGGCACGCCCGACTTCGCGGCCCACAGCGGATCGATTCATCTGCGGGTTGGGTGGCACCGCCTCCGGCTCCGCGTTGAGTCTCGCTCCGCCAACGGGGCCGCTGCGCTGGGCTGGCTCCAGCCCGGCGGCAGTTGGGAGGTGATCCCCGCCAACCGGCTCAAGTACGTCAGCATCGAACCAGCGCAAGGCCTCCAGCCGCAGACAAGCACCAACCATCCGGGCCGGCTGTGGGTCGCGTGGTACGACACGCTGGTGTACGCCCACTCGATCACGGTGCGGGCCGACCGGGCCGAACAGATCAGACGGTCTCTCTCTTGGGCGGTCGAGCCCGGCCAGTACGACATCCGCATCCGCCGCGTCACGCCGGACTCCACCAGCGACCGGATCATCGACAAGGCGTACTGGTCGGCGGTGCGGACCATCCGCAACGAAGACCCCGTCAACATGGCGGGCCTGGCGAAAGTCGCCATCCGGATCAAGGCCACGGACCAGCTCAACGGCGTGGTGGACCAGTTCAACCTCGTCACGCGATCGATCCTGCCCGATTGGGACTCTGCCACCGGGCAGTGGGTCGAGCGCGGCACGAGCAACCCGGCGAGCTGCTACCGGGCGGTTCTCCAGGGGCCGGCCAACGCCCGGCCCGTCGGGGATGAGCGTCTGGATCTGGCCGAACTCCAGGCCTGGCACGAAGCGTGCGACGCCGCGGGCTTCCAGTTCAACGCGGTCGTCGACTTCGCCGGCACCGTCTGGGAGCGACTGGGCGACGTTGCCGCGACGGGCCGGGCCTCCTTCGGGATGCGTGACGGCCGCTACTCGATCGTCCGCGACAAGCGTCAGACCGTGCCCGTCCAGCACTTCACGCCGCGGAACTCATCGGGTTTCAAGGGCCGAAAGGCCTTTCCAGACCTGCCCCATGCCCTGCGGATCAGGTTCCTCAACCGGGCAACCGATTACCAGCAGGACGAACGCACGGTCTACGAGGACGGGCGCGACGCGAGCAACTCCACGAAGTTCGAGACGCTCGAACTCTTCGGCGTGACGGACGCCGCCCAGGTCTGGAAGCACGGACGGTACATGACCGCCGTGGCGCGACTCCGCCCCGAGGTGTACGAACTCAGCACCGACATCGAGCACCTGGCGTGCACCCGCGGCGATCTGGTCCTGGTCACGCACGATGTGCCGCTCTGGGGTCTCTCCTTCGGCCGCGTGGCGGCGCTGATCCTCGACCAGGCGGACAACCTGGTCGGGCTGAGGCTCGATGAGCTGGTGACGATGGTCGCCGGCGAGGAGTATGTCATCCGTGTCCGCCTCGAGGACGGCACGAGTTGGATCCGCTCGGTGACCACCATCGAGGGCGAGGGCTACGAGGTCGCCTTGGGGCCGGTCAGCGCCAACGACGCGCGCCCCAAGGTCGGCGACCTGTGGATGTTCGGGCGACTGGGACAGGAGACGCGGGAACTCCTGGTCAAGAGCATCGAGATCGACAAGGACCTCGGGGCACGGCTGATGCTGGTCGATCATGCCCCGGCGGTCCACGAGGCGGACCAGGGACCGATCCCGCCGTATGACCCTGGCATCTCGCTCCCGCCGGCATGGCTCAACCGCCCCGATGCGCCGGTCATCGAGAGCATCCGCTCCGATGACTTCGTGATGATCCGAGATGCCGATGGCTCGCTGCGGCCCCGGATGCTCATCACGCTCCGCCGGCCGAGCGGGACGCGGCCGATCCCCAACGCCGCCCAGGTCCGCATCCGGCCCATCCCCGAGCCCGGCGCCCAGGGCGAGGGGCCTTGGATGCACCTGCCGCTCACGCCCATCGATGACAACCAGATCTCCGTCGAGCGCGTCGAGGAGGGGCAGACCTACCAGATTCGCCTCCGCACCGTGACGGCGACGGGGCTGACGTCGGTCTGGGTCGAGGCGGAGCACACGGTTCTCGGCAAGGTGGGGCCGCCGCCGGATGTGCAGTCCTTCGACGTGGCCCGGCTCGCCGACGGCACGCGGCGGTACTCCTGGGTGCTGGGCTCGATCCCGCCCGACATCGCCGGCGTCAAGATCAGGTACGGGCCGGGCGGCGAAGGCCGCACTTGGGACCAGCTCTCACCACTGCATGACGGAGTGCTCGAGGGCGCCTCGCCGATGGAGATGAACGTCCCGCCGGCTGGGGTGTGGACCTTTGGGATCAAGATGGTGGACACCTCGGGCAACGAGTCCCGCAACGCGGTCCTGATCGACCGAACGCTGGGATCGCCGCGGCAGGAAGGCGTCGCGGTCTCCGTCGATGCCAAAGCCGATGGATGGCCCGGCACCAAGACCGGCTGTTACGTGAGCAATGACCGCACGCTGGTCGCCGCGGGACGGGAGCGGTGGGACACGCTCGCCTTCCCGTACAGCGTCTCGACCTGGGCGCAGTGGTGGTCCTGGACGCTCGACCCCACCACGCCGATCGTGTACGAGCACCCGACCATCGATGCCGGGTTCCTGTTTGACTTCGAGCCGGCGGTGTACGCCGTCTCCGATGGCGTCCGCACCGTCGAATTCGACTACTCGGTTGATGGCACGGTGTGGGCGGGGTGGAGCGACCTGGCTCTTTTCGCCAGCCGAACGGTGCGGGCGAGGTACGCCCGGTTCCGCGTGACGGTCTCGATCGGCAACGGGGCGACGATCCCCATCATCCGCGAGCTGGTGTTCCTGCTCAGGGCAGAGACGATCGTCCAGGAAATCCAAGACCTGGAGACGGCGGCATTGATCCCGGAGCTCCGGCATGGCGCGGGCGATGTGGCGCTGCCCATCTCGTCCGGCCTCTTCGCCGCGGTGCGGACAGTGTCGATCTCGTTCAACGGCATGGGCGCGGGGTGGACCTGGGAACTCGTGAACAAGTTCACGTCGCCAGGCCCGCGGGTCCGGCTCTTCGGTCCCGGCGGCGCGCCGGCAGACGCGACGATCGACGCGATCGTCCGCGGCCTCCGAAGCGCGGATGGGTCGTCCGCAACCGTGCGGGCGGGTAGGCTCATGTTCAACGCCTCGGACAACTCGGGGCTCATCGGCGTGACGTAAGGAGTACTAGATGGCTCTCAACATACTCGACGGCAACGGGGCGGCAAAAACGCTCAAGACAACGCTCGACGGTTCCGACCACGTCACG